CTCTAAAATAACAGAGATTGTAGGACACAAAGACGAGCATGATTACACAGGAGTTGAGGATCATGACCGAAAAGCAGAACAACGAAACCAAGCAAGCGCCGAGGAACTTGACGCTTTATTGTCGGGAGCTTAGTGATGCAAGACTCGCATGACAAGAACGAGCAGGATACAAAGTTGGAGAACGAGCAGGCGTTTCAGAAGCCTCTTACAGACTCTCCAGTGAAAGATATGCCATCGTCGGCAAAGGAACGGGCGCAGTGGCGCATGGGCAGGCGAGATAAGCCTTGAAGCAGCAGCTTTACCTTATCAGAGGAATACCGGGACAGGGTAAGTCTACGTTTGCAAGCAAGCTACATGCGTTGCTTGGAAGCAAAGCTAAGTGGTTCGAACAGGATCAGTGGCGCGGGCCACCGGGACCAAATCGAGTCTATAAGAAAGAACTTAACCCTGTTGCATGGGCGTGGTGCCAAGGGCTGACTGCTCAGGCATTATGGGATAAGTATGATGTGATTGTGTCAAACACTTTCACTACATTAGAAGGTCTTAAGCCGTATTTCCTCATTGCTGCGGATTTGCGTCTTAAGGGACATGACATTGAAATAACTGTCATGCATGTTCAAGGTCCGATCGGTCGGTCCATTCATAAGACTGTAACGTATGAACGATACGTCAATGAATGGCAGGAGTACAAAGGAGAGTTCGATAGCATTTGAACTTGTAGAACTACCGAAGAAAGAGAATAAGCCTATCAGGGGCGGACGTATAAAGTCTGCTGATGAGCTTCGCCCACGACTTAAGGGCAAGCGCTTTATCTTTACGGTAGCACAGAATAATACACGCCTGCATGAAGGGTTCTGGAAAACCCTCACGTATATGCAGAAGAAGCTCAAAGCCAAGCTATGTGTTGGTAAGCTGTCCTATAACAAGAATGGATGGCAGAAAATTACAACGGAAAGCGAAGGGCTATGGTACGATGATCGTATCGTACCGTTTGTGCAGGACTACCAAGTAAAGGTAGCTGATGACCTTGTGTTCTGCGGTGAGCTTGATATTCTCCCAACAATGCAGTACCCTCTAACTGGGCTTGATAACTACACCGGTCCAAATTCTGCGATTATTCCGCATCCAAAAATGCAGATGAAATCACTGGCCACAATGAAGGACCAGTTCCCTAAGCTGCTATACACAACTGGTACATGCACGCTCAGGAACTACATTCAACGACGTGCAGGCCAGATCGCAGACTACCATCATGTATATGGTGCATTGTACGTTGAAATCGCTGAGGATGGTGCATGGTTTGCACGACAGCTTAATGCCGATGACGAAGGCGTTGTCTATGATCTAGAGAACGTGTGGGGACCGGGTTGGACTAAGCCCGCTTCTACATTCGGTAGGCCATTCATTAATCTTGGCGATATCCACGTAGAAAAGCAAGATGCTCAGCAAACGCTAGGTGCTATTGATTTGGTACAGACGCTTAATCCTGAGAAAATCTTTGTGCACGATCTACTGGATATGATGTCTAGAAATCATCATAACCTAAAGGACTTGCACTTCCTAGTTGGAATGAAGCATCGTACAGTTCAGGCGGATGTATACATGGCTGCGAATTGGTTGGACAAGTGGTCTAAACAGTTCGAGAATACGGACTTCTATGTAATCCGGTCTAATCATGATCAGGCCCTTGGCCGATGGATCAAGAACGGCTCAGGATTTATGGACCCGGTTAATGCAAGGTATTGGCACGAGCTTAATGCTACATGCCTTACTGCTATTGAGAATGGGCAAAAGAACTTCGACGTGTTTGCGTATGCACTCAACGTGGAGCGCCCCTTACTTAATGTAATGGGGAAACGTATCAACTTCGTACAGGAGGATGAGAGTGTCATTTTCAGGGGAATTGAGTTCGGTATGCATGGTCATCTTGGTCCTAATGGGGCTCGGGGTAATCCTCTGGGCTTTAAACAGCTTGGAAGGCGTGCTAATACCGGCCATACTCACAGCGCAGGTATACTGGACGGTGTATGGACTGCGGGCGTTCTTGGATCGCTCGACATGGGCTACAATGTTGGCCCAAGTTCATGGAGCTGCTCGCACATCATCACATACCCTAATGGCAAACGCCAGATCGTCACTCAACGTGGCAAGCGCTGGCGTGCGTAAGTATTGGGCACCTATTATGGCAATGGCGTTTATCGCTGTTGCCTTATCTTCTTGTGCACCGGTTAAAGAACCGGGGCCGCCTGATGCAACAGCGCTAAGGCGTGTGGTTACAATTGTGGATGATCGCGGCGGGTACGTTGTAGAGTTTGAAGCTATTGCTGAATGGCTAGCTAAGACTCGATCTACAGTACGTATTGACGGCCCATGTGCTAGCTCTTGCCTTGTGTTTACATATCCTAAGTATGACCTTAAGGCATGCGCTACAGACAAAGCATGGTTCGGTTTCCACAAGCCATTTGCGTATCGTGACGGTAGGGTGCTTACTGGGGATGATTTTGTAGTAGGTGCACACGCAACGGGCTTGGCAATGTTTAACAGCCTATCTCCGGAAATGCAGAAGGCTGCTCCATACGCTAAATGGCCGTGGGTTTACAATGGTAATAAACCAAGTGATCTTATATGGATCAAAGGTACAACCGTTATGAAGGAGTGCTAATGAACGGTCAACTCTACAAGGCGGATGCTGGAAAGCTTCGGCCTTCTCTTTTGCTTGAGGGCATGCCACGTGCATTGCTTCTAGTTACTGCTGTGCTGTCTTATGGTGCACAGAAGTATGAAGCGCATAGCTGGAAGCGGGTGCACCCATCTAGGTATACAGATGCAAAACTTCGGCATATGTTCGAGGAACTTGCCGGGCTTGGTTCTGAGGACGAAGAAAGCGGACTATTGCATGATGCACATGAAGTGTGCAATGCATTGTTCTTGCTTGAGCAGCGTATGGCCGGTTTGTCAAAGCGACAGTTCAAGAAGTTTCTTGAGTTCAATGCACCGCCGCAGGATCACAAGAATGTCTAAGCGCAAAGTTATAGCTAATTATGACGTATATAGCGACGTCTTTACTGCTAATCGTATCGTTACTATGGGAAGGACATACAAAGTTCTTATTGAAAAAGAATATACCTATTTAATTTCCTGTGATGATACAATAGACAGATGGGTATCCCGAGGTAAGTTCATAGACATTAAGCCGGAGGGTGCACCCAAGATTTACATCGGAGGCTCTCTAGCCAATCCAATGATTGTACAGGTAACTAAGGAGCTACAGGATGCCGGTATCTATGCGTTTTCGGAATGGTATACACCGGGACCGGAAGCTGATGTTCTCTGGCGTGACTATGAGCGCACCTTGGGTTACTCCTACAAAGAGGCACTCAAGAGACCTGCTGCTGTCAATACGTTCAACTTCGATAAGCGGAACATTGACGAGTGTAATGTCTTCCTTATGGTACTGCCGTGTGGAAAGTCCGCTCACATGGAACTTGGGTATGCCATCGGTAAAGGCAAACGTGGTTTCATTCTTATGCCGGAAGAACCGGAGCGGTGGGATGTCATGTACGGATTTGCAGAAGCTGTTATCAGCACAACAAAGGAACTGGTAGATGCGATTAAAAGCAGTTGAAGTTCAGGTTACTATGTATGAAGTCAATGGAGAGACTTTTAAAACTCCGCACGGCGCTAAGCATGAACTAGTTCGAAGATATGCCACAATGTTTGCCCAAGAAATTGGACTAAGCGGTAATAATCTACATGCGTTCGTTAGTGCTGTAGAGTCTAAACGTGACAAAGCTCTTGCAGTAACAAATGCAAATCTCCTTGCAGATGCGTTGTCTATGGAGGTTCATAATGTCGAATGAACCAATGGAACTTGCAAAGAACTGGGACCCTAAGCATGCTGCTAAGGTACTTCCCGGTTATGCCCAGATCAAGTACGATGGTGTCCCCATTACCTTCCGCAGGGAAGGGGGCATTGTTCGTGCACTAACCAGACAGAATGAGGAAGCTAAGAGTGTTCAGCATATTGTCGACTTTGTATCAGCAATGCTTACAGCGGAAGGTGCATCAATCACGGCTGAATGCCTTGTACCGGGACTTCCATTCAAGGACAGTTCAGGTATCATACGTCGTCAACAGGCAGATGTGGATACTGCACGAATCATCGGCATTGCATTCGATTACAATATTGGCAGCGTCCCAAAGGAAACCTATTACATACGCCGTGAAGCTGCGCTCAAAGCGTACCAAGCAGTCAATGCAGTATGGCGAGCGCCAGGATTTGGTAATCCGCCGCTACACATGGTCGCCTGTTCATCAGTTAATACGGTGGAAGACGTTGAAACAGCATGGCTGGACTTCAATTCGCGGATTAATAACATCGAAGGGATGGTTATACATTCGCTCACCAAGGCGTTTCAACCGGGCAAGCGGTGCTGGGGAATGAGCAGGTACAAGCCACAGCCAACTATAGACCTGCTTGTAGCAGGCTTCGAAGAAGCGATTTCCGAAGCCGGGGAACCTTTGGGTATGGTTGGCAGGGTTAATGTGCTCCTGCGCCGCCGAGAACCTGGCAAGAACGATGTTCATGCAAGTGTAGTGGGTGTAGGTCCCGGCAAGCTTACCCACGCCGAGAGGGCTGCGTTGTGGCAGGAATACGTTGCAGTGTTTCCGAATAAGCCGGTGTGCGTTAGTCCAATGCCTAAGCCGTATTATGCAGAGATCAAGTACATGCCTGATCAAACGTATGGTGCATTGAGGCAGCCTACTATTCAACGTCTTAGGACAGACAAGACAGAAGGCGATATCCTTGAATACTGAGCAGATTAATGCAGCTACTATGATTGCCATTGTAATGGGTGGCACTGTGAGCGGGTCAGTGCTGGTAACGCCACTGAATGCTAATGATATTGATATCTTCATTAGCTACAGTAAATTTCGATTGTTCATGCACACACTTAATTTGGATGGTACGCCGTACGAGTTTGATTACACGTATCATGGAAATAAGCTTAAGTTCACATCGCATGATTGGGCATCGAGTGAAGAATATCAGATGAACAACAGAGATGATGCTCTTGTGATTACGTACCGTAGTGTACCTAATGGGCTTGTTAACATCATTGTTGTTAATGATGAGTTTGTTCCGGCATTCAAATGGAGTGCGAAAGAAATGATGAACAATCCGCATCTTTATACCAATCGTGAAGATAGGATTAACCTACATCATGCATGGAGAAATTGGATTAGAGATATGGAGTACAGCCCCGGAACACCTACAACGCATCCAGGTATAGCACAGAGTTTCCTGTAATGCCGAGATACATGGTCTTCGACGAGGAGACCAGTATTCGCGAAAGCTACAAGCGTAAAGCTAATCCGTTCAACGAGACGAACTGGATTGTAGCGCGAGGCTGGAAACTCCAAGGCGACAAGCAGAATTCATGGATGTATTATCCTAAGTGGGATCGTACTAGTAGGCTGCATATCCCGGAAGATTGTGTAATGCTCGTTGGCTTCAATATCAAGTTCGACTTGATGTGGGAGCTTGCACAGGGGAATGCAGAGCTTATCGAGTTCTTCAAACGTGGTGGCAAAATCTGGGATGGCCAATACGTTCAATACCTACTTGAAGGACAAACGATCGAGAGCCAGATGTGCTCGATGGACAGCATCATTGAGAGCTACGGCGGCAAGCTCAAGATCGATGAAGTCAAAGCAATGTGGGAACTCGGTATAAGTACCGAAGACATACCCGAAGACTTGCTCATTGACTACCTAGTTGGTACAGAGGAAGATGGTAGGAACGGCGGTGATATCGCTAATACCGAAATTATCTTCCTAGGCCAGCTAAAACGTGCGTTGCAGCAGGGTCAGCTTAAGATGATCCAAGATCGTATGGATGGGTTGCTAGCAACAACGTTCATGGAATTCTTTGGACTTAAGATTGATATAGCGACTGCACGCAAAAACCTAGGCGAGTTGAATGCTCAACTTAGTGAAGTATCCGGGCGGCTTCAAGATCACATACGGGAACTACCCTTCGAATTTAACTGGGGTTCAGGTACACAGGTTTCATGCCTGCTTTTTGGCGGCACAATTAAATACGAAGTTCGTGAACCCTATCAGCTTGAAGATGGAACTTGGGCGCGGCTTAAGGCGCATGAAGAACAGTGGGTACTCGTCAACGGAAAGACGACACGTACTAGCCCTGAGCAGGCTGGCGATAAGGTTGTTTACTTCGAAACGTACAAGTCTGGAAAGAAAAAGGGCGAGTACAAGACCAAGAAGGTGGAAGTAGAAGGTGAACTCAAAATCAAATGGCAGGACCGGTTCCATGTACTGCCGGGGATTACGACTCCGCTACCTGAGTGGAAAGGCAAGCAGGCAGACGGCGCAGGAGTTCCTATCTACAGTACAGGAAAGGACACAATTCAGTACCTTTCTGATGCTGTGGAATCGGGCACAATTGATATCCCATTCCTTAAAGACTTCACCAAGAAGTCAGCCCTAGACAAGGAGATAGGTACATACTATGTCAAGGTTGACAAGAACGGTAAGCCTAGCGGAATGCTCACATGCGTCCAGACTGCGGACCATTTTCTACATCACAAACTTAACCATAGCCTTACGATTACTACACGCCTATCGTCCAACGACCCTAACTTGCAGAATCTACCACGAGGCGATAAGTCTAAGGTCAAACAGATGTTCGTTTCTCGCTTTGGTGCAGACGGTGTTATGGTGGAAGCAGACTATTCCCAGTTGGAAGTGGTTGTTCAAGGTGTGCTATCTAAAGACACAAATCTATGTGCTGACTTGCGTAGTAAGATTGACTTCCACTGTAAACGTGTGGCAGCTTCTCAGCATATTACTTATCAGGAAGCGGTAGATTGGTGCAAGAACGGTGTGTCTATGCCGGTACTGGAAGCAAAAGGACTGGTAGGAAAGGTAGTACGAACGAAGGCAAAGAACTTTTCGTTTCAACGTGCATATGGTGCAGGCGCGACAGCTATCGCAGCGGCCACTGGTATGACTGTGGAAGAAGTGGAAGCACTGATCGAAGCCGAAGAGAAGATGTATCCCGGAGTAGTGAGGTTCAACGCTGATGTCGAAAGCGCAGTTAACAAGTCTGCTCTCCCTTTCCAAGCGCCTGACGAGGCCGGAGAGATTGATCCAGCGACAGGAAAGGTTTATTGGAAGACGTACCGCAAGGGAGAATGGTACTCTCCTACTGGAACGCGCTACACTTTCAGAAGTCACAATGCTCCTACGTTCCTCCGTAAGCGCGGCATCCTTGATTCCTTCTCTCCGCCAGAACTTAAGAACTATCCGGTTCAAGGCACCGGTGGCGAGTTCGTTCAAGCAATCCTTGGACTACTATTCCGCCACTTCGTTGCTAATGACTTCTATGGTGGCAAAGCTTATCTGGTTAATACCGTACATGACTGCGTGTGGGTCGATTGCCACAGAGACGTCTATGATCAGGTATGTGCCGATCTCAAGCGCATCATGGAAAGTATACCAGAGTTCTATAACAACCGTTATCAGATGTCTATCGACGTACCATTCCCTGTCGAGGTAGAGTCTGGACCGAACATGTACGAACTACAGCATTGGCATCCGGGTGAGCCTGCATGGCATCATGCTGTGAATGATAACAAGGAGAACAAAGATGAGACTGTACTTGCAGCTTAAGCGCGACGAAAATTCGGATACGTGGGATACTATGTGGCATCGTACGCCTAGTGGTGGGTTTACTAATAACATCGCTGCTCACAATGCTTTGAAGAAAGCACATAAGGAATTGACATGTATTCCACTGGAGCATTGGCGGATCAGCCGGGAGGCGTAGTCCCTTCGTATATGGAATAAGCCGATTTCAGTATCGGTATCAGAGAACAGTTATTAACAATTAGATAAAGGAATGTACATGACACCAGAAGAAATTGCTCTACTCGCAGCACAGGCAGCAGAAGACAGTGACCAGTCTGTAACCACAGAAGGTGGAGACTTTGAGTATACCCCTCCGGCGGCAGGGCGTACCGTAGCCCGGTTCATCGAATACATTGAGCTTGGCAAGCAGCCACAGAAGCCCTTCCAAGGTAAGCCGAAGCCAGACTGTGAAGAAGCCCGGTTCACATTCGAGTTGACCCATCCTAAGAATAGGAAGAAGATTGACATCGATGGTGTTGAAACTGAGGTAAGTGATCGTATCTCCTTCCGGTTGCCCATCAAGCTCACAGAGAAGGCATGGTTTAAGAAGCTGTGGAACTCTATGACATATGGCCGAGACAACATCAAGCATATGGCTCAGATGCTCGGTGAGGCATTCATTGTAGAAGTGGTGCATGCACAAGGTGGTACTGATAATAAGACTACTTATGCAAACCTCCGGGATAAGGATAGCTGGAAGATTTATGCACCGCGTAAGGTGGACGATCTTGCCGGTACTAGTGAAGATATCAGTAACTCTGTTCCGAAAGCAATAGGGGATGTACGTATCTTCCTGTGGAACAAGCCTACCAAACAAACTTGGGATAGTCTGTTCATTGATGGTACTCGTGAAGTCAAGGACGACAAGGGTAACGTTGCACAGGAGAGCAAGAACTACTGGCAACTTCTTATCACTAAGGCTAAGAACTACAAGGGTTCTCCGCTGGAACAGATGCTGAATAACCTTGAAGGCTTGAGCATTGATAAGGAAGAGACAAAGGCTTCCGGTGCTGATGCTGCGCTTGAGGCGCTGACTGAAACCAAGAAGCCTGAGACTACTACTCAGGACGATCTAGCTTCACTTGGCCTCTGAGCAAGAGATACAGGAGATGAGAGGCGTGGTTGCGCCTTTCTCTCTTGATCATAAGCTAGTAGTACCACACAAGATGTGGGTGTGGCTAGATGTGCATGGATATTTAAACGATCGCTTTATTGCTGATAGAGTGATAAGACAGGGGAGAATGCCTGTTGGAAATTAATGGCATTGACCTAGATGGTCTTGCGCATGAAGCAGAAAAGATTGAGCTACCTGCTCCTGTAAAGGGTCGGGTACTTCATGTTGATGCTGACTTCCTAGCATATCAGTGCAGTGCAGAGAAGGTTGACGGTTCAGATCAGAAAACCTTTGACGACATGAAGCACAATGCAGGTGTTATCGTCAATACCATGAAACTTCTTGCAGGAGCTACCGATGTCCACCTTCATCTTACGCCATCAGGTTCCGATAAAGGACGGCGCTTTGAGCTGGCCATCCAGAGGGAATATCAGGGGAATAGACAAGATAAGCCTAAGCCCCGATACTTACATATCATGCGGGATTACATGGCAGGTGCGTTCCCGGCTACGAATCACTTTCTTTGTGAAGCCGATGACGGTATGTCTAGTCAACAGTACGCTGCCATTCTGGCCGGACAGGCTGATAAATCCATTATCGCATCCAAAGATAAGGACCTCAATCAAGTACCCGGTTTGCATCTCGATTGGGACACAGGTACTATCATTGAGGCCGGTACGTTTGGGGAAGTCTACTTGCGTACAAGACCATCTGGCACAAAGGTATTGTCTGGTTATGGGCAGAAATTCTTTTGGGCTCAAATGCTCGTTGGTGATACTGCGGACAACATACAGGGCCTTCCCAAGTTGGTGGGCCACTTCCTTAACATCTTCAAGCCCACGGCTCAGACGAGTGCAGCACAAGAACTTATGTCTGCGCTTAAAGAGACGGACAGTAAATTTCGATCTGCGCAGAAGCTACTTGCGGACCGAAAAGCTGGTGCGTGCGGGCCTGTGCTTGTTGCCGACATCATGGCGCGGGTTAACAATCACAGTACAGCATTCAAGCTAGTCAAAGCCATGTACGAGAAGTACGGCCAAGAGATTGGCTTCAAACACTGGAAAACCGGTGAAGATGTGCCGTGGCAGAAAGTGTTCGTGTCGGAAGCACAGTTGCTGTGGATGCGGCGTAATCCGCATGACCATATGGACGTTATCAACTTTTTCAGGGAGGTGGCATGAACCATGCTAGAGTACACTTTCCCTATCTCGGTATGAACGAGCAGGGAGAGACTACGAGGAATTGGGTCACTATGCGCTTCACTAGTAAGCAAGGTCCGGTTGATCGTAGACGCATTAAACGTGAGATCAGGAAGTGGGGCAAGCGTGCACTTGGACGGAGCATTCATCCTACTGAACTGATCCAGATTTGCAGGAAGGTCGAGCATAGTTGATCCGCATTAATCGGGATCAGGCTATACAAGTCAAACAGGCTATATTGCATAAGAGACAGGGCGGTCAGTGTGCTATGTGTAAGAAGCATATTGCACTGTCTGATGCCTGTTTAGACCATGACCATTCGACTGGCGTCGTGCGGGGCGTGCTGTGCAGGAATTGCAATGGCATAGAGGGTAAGATTAAGAACTTAGTTATCAGGGGCAGACGTAACCTTCTGCCGAAGGACTACCTTGGAAATCTTCTGTTGTACTGGATACATCATGAGACGGATAGGACGGGGCTTATCTATCATCTTCATCGCACTGATGACGAGAAGCGTATTTTGCGCAACACTAAGGCACGTAAAGTACGGGCCAAGAAAAAGACGGAGACCAAGAGCAAAGCATGAGCACTATTGAGCGGCAGCTCGAACTTGAACAGCGTATGATCGATGCAGGAGCTAGCGCCTATATGGCTGCTCAGCGTAAGGCAGAAGAAGCAGGGCGTGGAAGTCAACTGGACTATAGCCAGAATTTGATGAAGGAGTTTGTGCTGCCGCTCACGGAGGCACTTGCTACTTGGTTGGAGGTTAAGGGTCCGGGTAAGTTTGCCCGAGCAAGAGTTATACTCCGGGAAATGAAACCGGAGAAAACCATTTTCATTACACTTCGTTGCTTGTTCGATAGCTTCACGTGGGAACAGACACCCGCAGCTATCGCTTCGAACATTGGTCGGATGATCGAAGATGAAATGCGCTTTACATTGTTCCAGCAGGAGCATGGCGCGTACTACGACCAGATCATCCAAGACTTCAAACGTAAGGGTACAGAAGACTACCGGCATATGCACCGCGTGCTAACCAACAAAGCTAATGAAAAGCAGCAGAAATGGGTCGCATGGGAGCCTAAGCTTAAGGTCGATATCGGTATTAAACTTCTCGATCTTGTACTGGAAAACACAGACCTAGTAGAACGACAGGACCGGATCGAGAAGAGCCGTAATGTTACTATGCTAGTTCCAACGGAGGCAAGCATCAAATGGATCAAAGATCATGAAGCCGTCCGACAGTTCATGTATCCTGAGCGGCAACCTTGTATCATCCCTCCTGACCCATGGACAGGTTTGTTTCAAGGTGGATACTATAGCCCGATGCTCCGACAAAGCGTTCCGCTCATCAAAGCGAAGGCAGCAAACCGTACAAGACGAGCAGCCGACCTTAGCAGAGTTATGCGAGCAGTCAATGGCCTGCAAGCAGTTCCATGGACAGTCAACACCAGAGTTCTAGAAGTTCTAAAGGATGTATGGCGTAATAATCTTGAGATCGGACTACCAAGCAGTGAGCCTCTTAAACCCACGCCATGTCCTATTGATGGTCTAACCAAGGAACAGATGACGGAGGAACAGCTTGTCACATTCACAGACTGGAAACGAGAAGCAGCACAGGTCTACTTGGCGGACAAGGAACGAATCTCCCGTACATTCCAAGTATCGCGAATTCTGCGCATGGCAGAAGAGTATAAGAACCACGACAAGTTCTGGTACGTATGGTACGCTGACTTTCGAGGACGACTATACAGCGCTACGGCGGGTTTCAGCCCTCAGGGACCTGATCTGGCGAAGGGACTCATCAGGCTCCACTCGGGAAAGGCACTTGGGTCCAGAGGGTGGTATTGGCTTAGAGTACATATCGCGAACAGGATTGGATACGATAAAGTATCTTATAATGCCCGTGTCGAATGGGTGGATAATCAAAGAGATGCAATCCTTGCATGCTGTGCTGATCCACTCAGCAACAGGGAGATATGGGCAAATGCCGACAAACCATATCAATGTCTGGCGGCATTGTTCGAGTATGGAGAGGCTGTTAGATCAGGCGTACCGGAGACCTTTGTTTCCCCCCTACCGATTGGACTGGACGGTTCCTGCAACGGACTTCAAAACTTCTCGGCGATGCTTAGGGATCGTGTCGGCGGTACGGCAACTAACCTCACTCCCAGCGACAAGCCTTCCGACATCTATGCCCTTGTGGCTGCGGTAACAGATCGTAAAGTCAGAGAGATTCTACACGGTCCGCGTTATACTGAGGACAAAGACGGAAATCAAATTGATCAGCATTGGTTCGCGCAACGTTGGCTTGAATACGGTATTGGCCGTAAAGATGCTAAGCGGCCTGTGATGACACTTCCATATGGAGCAACAAGACAATCATGCACACAGTACATCTACGCGGAACTGATCAAGAAGAACAAGAACTTGTTTGGTATTCAGAGGAACTTCAAAGCGGCGGTGTGGTTGACACCTTTGATGTGGGCTGCTATTGGAGAGGTTGTAGTTGCGGCGAGACAGGCTATGGACTGGTTACAGAAGTCTGCCGGTGTACTATCGAAAGCTGGGCTTCCGATCGAATGGCAGACAGCGGATGGCTTCGTCGCCTACCAGAAGATCACCCATGTAGAGACAGTGCAGATTGACACACAGCTTGCAGGACGTTTCCAAGTTCGCGTAGGTACGTGGACAGACGAGATCGATCCTATGAAGCAGCGTCTAGGCATTGCACCTAATTTTGTGCACAGCCAAGATGCAACGCATATGCGTATGACTATCAATGCATTGTTGGATGAAGGTATTACAGACTTCGCATTCATTCACGATGACTATGGTACACATGCGTGTGATACAGATACAATGCACAGGCTTATTCGTGAGCAGTTCGTTAAGCTGTACACAGAGCATAATCCTCTGAAAGAATTCAGCACGTATCAATACGAGAACAACGATATCGTACTCCCACCTTTGCCACCAGTAGGTGACTTGGATTTGAGTGTGGTTCTTAAGTCTCCCTATTTCTTTGGATAAAGTACAGGGCCTCTGGCGCTATTCCTTCGTATATGGAATAACGTTTGGAGGCCCTTATGTCGTTTATGGAATTGTCTGATGAAGACAAAATTGAACAGGCAATTGGCTTCGTAGCAATCGACCAACCTCTACCACCGGCTCTTGAGCAGTGGCTTAAGGATGAAGGGTTGTACGAGGCAATTACCAGTCCAGGACGTGCAGATGTCATTACTGGCAGCTAACGTACCGGACGTATCTGTGGCTGTAATGCAACGACTGGAAAAGATGTTTCCGGTTGCGCAGCCAGTACCTAACGTGACTACGTTAGATGAGCTGATGTACAATGCAGGCGCTCGCGCTGTCATTGATTACCTCCGCGAAAAATACTCCCGCGATTCAATCATTACAGGTTCACTATGATCAGGCGCATGACCGAGGACGATATCCCGGATGTGCTTGAGCTTATGCGCACGCTACGTGACGAAAGTCCAGTCTTTAGCCGTTATCCGGCTGATGAGCCATACGTGCGCGAACAACTGTCTTTGATGGTACACAGCCCAATACATATTATGCTAATCGATGATTGCAGCAGAGGTGTTATGTTTGGCTGTACTACTAATCCGTGGTGGTCGCCCTATTACGAGGCAAATGAAATGCTCTTAGCTGTCTTTCCTGCTTACAGGAACAGTTCCGTGGCAGCCCGCTTGATACGTGAGTTCGAGCAGGAATGTGTAAGGCGTGGATGTCGTGCAATCAATGTAGGTGCGAACCTAGGCATTGATGACGATATTGCTGAGGCACTTTATCGCCGTCTAGGGTATACTACCTTTGGACATGCACTAACGAAGAGGCTTGATTAATGTGTGAACCTATTACACTTATCGCAGGCGCTCTTGGTCTTGCTGGATCGATGATGGCAATGTCACAGCCTGCACCGCCTAAACCACCTCCTGCCGAGACACCAGCACTAGCTGCACCTCTCGCTAAGGATGCAGGTGCAACGGTTAGGCTTGGTGACAGTGACAACAACATCACGAATAACCTCTCTAATGAATCAGAGACTAAACCCTTTGTGGAACGTAGAGTATCCGGCACATCCCTTGGAAACTTGGGCAAGAGCGGGTTGGCATTGTAGGAGAAATTTATGTGCCCTAATCTATTCGGCGGCTCTAAGGCTGCTAAACAAACAACGCCTGAGTACGTCCCACCGGCTCAGACTGCTACCTTTGTGGGAGAGAACATGGCACAGGTTAAGACCGGCGCCACGAACAAGAAGAAGAAAAGAATTAGTTCTGGCGTTAGCGATAGCCGTGGATTCGTAGCTCAGCGTCAATCTGCCAGTGCAGGACTAGGTCTGTAATGCAGATCGACGTTAGTGTACAGGTCGATCTCTCCAATCGCTGGCGAGAACTGTGCGGGAAGAAGACATCGATCGTTAACCTTGCTAAGGAATATGCACGGTGGACTCTACCGTATATGTTCCCAGAGGATAATACAGCTAGCGTCGAGCTTCAACTTGCTAAAGACAGCATTGGTGCACAGGCAGTAAATCACCTTAGCAATAAGGTTGTGTCTGTGCTATTTCCACCGCAGAGGATGTTCTTCCGACTGGTGGTTCCAGAACAGATGAAACAGATGGCTACTGCTGCCATGGCCCAACAGTCACCTGATTTAGCGCAAGCTAAAGATGCTGTGGAGAAATCTATGGTTCAGGTCGAGGAAAGTCTACTGTCGTCTGAGAAGATGGCGTCTGACTATCTAGATATGGTGCAATACAGGCCGCAAGCTGTTAATGCGGCTAAGCTACTTATCATAACAGGTAATGCTCTAGAGTACCATCCAGAGAACTCGCCGGTACAAGTATTCAATCTAAATGATTATTGTGTACAGCGTGATCTATCTGGTCAGGTAATCGAGATTATGACTAAGCAAAGCAAAGCATTCGAGACGTTCAGTCCTGAAGTGCAAGAACAGCTTAGGATGCGTAAGGAGCAGGGACGTAAACCATACGGCGCTCAGGATGACATCTGCATTTATACGCAAATCAAACTTGAGAACGATGGCAAGTTCCATGTGTATCAGGCCGGTGACAATGTGTGGCTTGATACGGAAGGTGTTGTCTTTACAAAGGACAAACTACCGTGGATACCGCTTACATGGAATCTAGTCACTGGTGAGGATTACGGTAGAGGACTTGTAGGTGAATATGCAGGAGCATTTCACGCTATCAATGTTCTATCCGGAGCGCTGCTAAACCTTGCAGCCATAATGGGTGACATCAAGTTCCTAGTTAATCCTATGTCCATGGTTGATATACCGGAGCTAAATAGAGCGCCTGCTGGTTCTTATCATAGCGGTAAGGCCGACGACGTAACAGCTATCCAGACTAACAAGTCTAATGATGTCCAGTTCATTGCCTCAATGATTGAACGCTATGAACGACAGGTCGCGCAAGCCTTTCTTTTGAACAGTGCCCTAACTCGCGATGCAGAACGTGTTACAGCAGAAGAGATCAGAGCACAGGCGAATGAGCTTGAGACATCTAATGGTGGTATCTACAGCCGTCTAGCTGGTACGTGGCAGGTTCAACTTGCTAATATCATCCTCGATCATATTGACTTTGATCTATCTAGTATGGGTATTAAGGCTAAGGTTATTACTGGTATGGACAGCTTGTCCAGAACAGGAGAACTGGATAACATCCGTATGTTCCTCGCAGACCTTGGTATGCTTAATGCTGTACCGGAAGACGTACGAGCCGCAATTGATATTCCGGCATTCGCATCCGTTATCGGCACAAATCGACAAGTTGAATATCAGAAGTTCATCAAGTCGGCTGCGCAGATGCAAGCGGAGCGTGATGCAGCAATTGCACAACAACAGGCCCTTATGCAGCAAGAAGGCGAAATGAAAGCCAAGGAAGCTGCATCGACCCAAGCAATGAAGGAAACACAGAATGGCTGAAGCAGTCGCAGAGAATAACAAGGCAATTGAAGCACAGGGCGCAAAGCCGGACGATCTGTCCGGTAGCGCGTCTAAGATTGGTAGTGCAGCACCTGCAATCCCCTCGAATGCACCTCCTGAAAAGAAGGGTGACGACGAGGTTCATGGTGCACCTGATCCTAAGCTTGAAGCAGAGAACAAGGCTAAGGCCGAAGCTGCACGTAAGGCAGAGGAAGAGGCCAAGAACAAGGTAGGCGAAGAAGATGAAGACACTCCTGAGTGGGATGGTGAGTATGTTAAGCTCAATGATCCTGCTGCGGAAAGTGCGATCAATCTCCTTAAGGAAGCAGGAGTCTCTGCTAAGGAGGCTAACCTTATCTTTGCAGAGGCTATTGCAGCCAATGACATGTCTAAGGTTCATTGGGATGTACTTGAGCAGAAGCTCGGTAAGGACAAGGCCCGTCTTGCGAAGATTGGTATCGAGGACTACTACAATCGTGTCTACAGCGAGAATGTCAAGACTACTGAGAAGGCTTATGAAGCTGTAGGTGGTGAAGAGAACTGGCAGAAGATTGCTAAGTGGGTAAAGCAGACTGAAAAGGCTGATCCCAAAAGAAAGGCAGAATTTGATGAAATTCGTAAAGGTATTGATGTTGGTGGTAGGATTGCTCTTCTCGCCGTTCAAGACCTCAAAGCTCTCTATGAAAAGCATCCGGGCAACAACGGACTTGGTGTCGGGAAACTCACTCAAGGAGATCGCACAGTCAACGACTCTGCCAACTCTCCCCTTGGACGAACTGACTACCTCAAGGCCGTCAAGGAAGCGGAAGCTAAAGGCGACAAGCAGGCAGTAGCCGCTTTGCGCCAGCGCAGGCAGGCAGGAATGGCAGCGGGTCTTAAGTGACCCGCAGTCCTTCGTATATGGAATAAACGGCTTTAACGCCATAACAAAGGAGAAAGTACTGGATGGCATACGAAACCCCCGGTCCTGATCTTTCCGATCTTCCTACCGATCTGATGATCGACGAGTATGGTGGTGAAGTCGAAAGTCAGTTCGCAAAGTCCTCGATCATGCGAGGCTACGTTAAGATTCGACCGGTTCGCGGTACGGATACTATCGTCAATAACCGCGTAGGTAAGACTACGCTTAAGAAGCTTACTCCCGGTGTTCGCCCGCCTGCTGAGACTACGCCGTTTGGCAAGGTCACGCTGACGGTTGATACTGTGGTTCTTGCCCGAGACAACCGCTCGATGCTGAATGAATTCCAGACGCACTTTGATGCGCGCATGGAGCTTGGTCAGGATCATGGTAAGGAAATCGGCAAGTTCTTCGATCAGGCGTTCATCATCATGGGTATCAAGGGTTCCAAGGCTGCGGCCCCGGTCCTTGGCGATGGTGATCCCGCTAAGCAGTCCATTGGTGCAGGCAAGAACATTACGCTTGCTGTTGCTGGTGACGAAGACGATCCGGACAAGCTCGCACAGGCTATCACTGATATCATTGTGCAGATGGAAGAAGAAGAAATCCCTGTCGAGGAACTCGTGTGCTTCGTGCGCCCGACGCGCTTCCAGGTTCTACTGAATAACAACAAGCTCCTGTCGCGTGACTTCGCTGCGGGCAACGGTGACTTCGCTAAGGGCATCCTGTACGAAATCAACGGCTGCCGTATCGTTAAGACTGCGCGTATTCCGGAAGCTGCAATCGTTGGTCATCTGCTGTCTAATGCTGACAATAGCAATGCCTACGACCTGTCGGCTACGGAAGCAAAGGCTGTTGCTGTTATTATCCATCCGAAGTCCATGCTGGCCGGTGAAACTATTCCGCTACAGAGCGATGTCTGGTTCTCTAAGGAAGAGAAGCAGTGGTTCATCGACAGCTTCCTCGCATTCGGTGTGACGGTCAATCGTCCCGATGTGTGCGGCGGCGTCTTCAAGCAGTAATACCCAAGAGGGCACTGGTCATTAACTTGGCCCGTGCCCTTTTTTTTGCGTTAAGGAGATTCCATGGAAACTAAGCTAACGATTGTCAACCATCTATTGAAGACGGTTGGTGAACGCAAGACGCTTACCTTGGAGACTGCGCATCCTTCTGTCGTACAGGCCATTGACGCCTTGGAAAGCTGGGATCGTGACTTCCAAGGAAAAGGCTGGTGGTTCAATAAGAACAAGGGTATGACACTATCACCTACTAATACAGGTGAAGTGCTAGTACCCGCTGAATGCCTAGAGTTTGTTATTACTCAAGGTATTGGGGCGTGGAGCCCTGTACGAGATAAGACTCGTTATGTACGCAGAGGTAACAGATTGTGGGATAGTTGGGATAATACTTGGAACATTGGTGGGCCTGTAAAAGCTGACCTTGTTATCCAACTTGCTATTGAAGAACTACCACAAGCTGCTGCATCTTATCTAAAGCATCTAACTGCTGAGAATTACTACGTCGATGACGATGGTGATTTGTCTAAAGCTCAGCTACTGAAAGGTAGAACGCAGTTCGCATGGAATGCTCTTAAGGCAGCAGAACTTAAGGCCGAGAACACTAATGCACTCGACAGCCCGCAAGCTCAGTATATGCGCTACCGTATTCAACAGAGCGGTAGTCCTTCTAATCCAACATGGCCCGGAGGTAGAGTATAAATGGCTAAAGTAGATGGCAGCCTAAAATCACTCCTACAGGGAGTATCCCAACAGCCACCGCGTGATAGGTTGCCGGGACAGGCTACTGCAATGAACAACATGACGGCAGACCCGGTTGCGGGATTGTCCCGTAGACCGCCTACCGATCTGGTTACTAGGTTGCCGTCTATGGAAGATCTAAAGTCATTCCACAATTTTGAAACAAAGGATGGCTTTAAATGGCTAGCGATGTTCTATGAAAGCACATGTGCTATTGTAGACTACAACGGCTTGGCTGCGACTATTACAATCGATCCTGCTGTGGAGGATTATCTAACAGCTAGCTTGAACTTCTCCTTTGCTACAATTGAGAACCAAGTTATTGTTGCTAGCACTAATATAATTCCTGCTATGACTAATGCGCGTAGACGATTCTCTAACGTATATACAACGTTCCCACTTGGGTTTAATGGTAGCCCGCAAGGTATTGTTCAGGTGCTCGGTGGAGCCTATGGTAGAGAATACCGCATAACTATGGACGGTACTGTCGTTGCGCGTTATAGGCCGCCTGATGGTTCCGAAGCTCCCATGGTAGACTTCATTCGCACATCCCACATAGCTCAACGGTTGTTTGAGAGTATGACTACTACAGGTGCAAATGAGCCAGACATTGACGGAGCAGGCTCACTTCTTGTGCACACTGGGGCATACGATGGCCCTAATTGGACAGTTGTACGTAAAGAGGATATCATTCTTATTACACGCGGTACTAGTACAAAGTTTGGATTGGCATGCTCAGACGATATGGGCGGTGTAAACCTAAAGGTTATGACTGAGCAAGTACCAGATACTGCTGATTTGCCACGTATTGCTCCGCAGGGATATCTTGTTCGTGTAGCTACTGAGACTGATCCAGAAGAAGACCTATTTCTAGAGTTTGTTGTCGAACGATGGGAAAGTGGTGTTAATGTAGGTAGTGGGTTTGGTAAGTCTGGATTCTGGCAGGAATCTACTAAAAGTGATATTGATTATGAAATCGATGTTGCTACAATGCCTATCATTCTAGAATACGATCCGGATACTGCTGAATTCGAGTTACGTCCCGGCACGTGGAAAAATAGACAGGTTGGTACTGACGTATCTAATCCTGTTCCTTCATTCATAGGTAATACTATTAATGACGTAACTACATTCCAGTCGCGACTCGTATTCTTGTCTGGTTCGTATGTCAGTATGTCTCGTACAAACAGATATGATGACTTTTGGATGGGCAGTGCATCACAGCTTGTTGATACCGATCCTGTGGACATCAGTTCTACGGCTGTTGAAGTATCAGTAATGCGGGCCGCGATCCCCAACAATAGAGACCTAGTTGTCTTCTCAAATAAAGGACAGTTCATTGTATTTGGACGAAGTGCCCTCACGCCCGCAAACGCTACCCTTGTGCTATCTACAGCATTTGAGGCAGAACTTAATGCAAAGCCTGTTCCGGCTGGACGTAATGTATTCTTTGCGACCAACCATGGACGCTTCACTGGGGTACGAGAGTTCTATACGGAGGGAAACACAGACATAAATGACACTCGGCCTATAACACAGCACGTTAAAGAATACATGCTTGGTAGGGTAGCTAGGCTTATTGCAAGTTCTAACTACGATATGCTGTTGGTGCAGACTACACAAGAAACTAATACTGTGTACGTGTATCAATACATATGGCAGGACAACGAGAAAGTGCAGGCCGCATGGCATAAATGGATAATGCCCGATAGTGTAGAGTTTACATTCTTTGATGAAGAGCTAATCTACTTCATCACAAAAGATGGTGCAGACAATTACAATCTTATACGCATGTCATTGGACGTTTATCCTAATTCTGGTATCGAGTATCCTGTATACTTAGATATGCGTTTTGATGTGCCTGATCTTTATACTGCGTTCTTTCTGCCCTATCCAGAATTAAGGTTCTATCCTCTTGTAGTGGTACAAGGGGAAGACTGCCCGAATCCTGGGATGACCGTACCAATAACTGAGATAGAGCTACATCCTGATCAAGATACTTATCCGGGGCAGTACGTAGCCAGATTGAAATACGATCTTGGTGGCGGGTCCGCTGTAGTAGGTGCTTCGTATCTAAGCGAATACAGACCTACTATGCCATTTGTGAAAGACAAAGACGGTGTTGTTGTAGGTACTGCAAAACTTAAAGTTAGACAGTTCTTGATCAGTTTGAACAACACAGGACACATCATCGGTAAACTACTTTCTAAGTATGGTGATGGCGAGCCTGTTGAATTTCAGGGACGAATTGTAGGCGCTATCGAGAATGTAGTTGGTGTAACCTCTATATCAGAAGAACAGTTTGTTATGCCGTTCAGGGAACAGACAGATCGTGCTGACTATATAGTGTATACTGACAGGCATTTGCCAATGACACTTCTAGAAATAGAATATGTCGGACAGTACAGCAAGAGCGGTACTAGAATAACGCAAGGAGGCTGATATGGCATTTGGTGCCGACTCCATGTCGGCCATCTTCTCTGGCCTGTCGTCTATTGGTAGCTACATAGCTGCTAGGCAACAGGCCGAGAGTGACCGGCAATGGCAAGAATACAATAACAAGATGACGCGCATCCAAGATGCACAGAATCAGAATGCTATCACGGCTAATGCCAATATGCGCCGAGAGCGTGAGCACGCACAACTAATGCAGATTGATAAGTCTGAGAAGGCTACCTTAGCTACGGCTGAGGTAAGTGCTGCTGCTTCTGGTACTATTGGGCGCAGTGTTAATATGGTTCTATTCGACATAAACCGGAATGCAGCGAATGCACGAGGTGCGCTTGCTAAGGATTCCGATATGCAAGATGTACAGGATCAGAACCAACGTATGCAATCTGCTATGCAGTCGGAAATGGAACTTGATCTTAGATATATTCCAAATCCATCGCCGGCAAGTCTATTGCTGGGTCTTGGAACTGCTGGACTTAATCTACAGAAATCATTATAAGGAGTAGCAAATGGCCGAACAAGGTCGTAGAGAAGTAGTGGGCGATCCTCTCGCCCTCAACCCTCTTGCACAGGCACCTAACCGTGACCTTGCAATTATGGGTGTGAGGAACCCCGGTCAGACCGGTGGTCATGCCCTGTACGATCAGACGATGCAGGCCATGCAAGCTATGCAAGGCTTCGGCGATGCTATCGCCGGAGTCATGAAGAAGAAAGAAGAAGAGAACATCACCGAAGGCAAACTGCAATACATGCAGGGTGCTACAGAGGAACAGATTGCCAAGACAGGCAATAAGTATACTATGCAGGGATGGCAGTCTCTTAATGCAGTAGACAAGGCAAATCGCTGGTACGCTAACGAGCTTGTAGACATTCAGAATGGTGGTCGCACTATGGACCCGACTGAATACAACAAGCTGATGATGCAGAAGCGTGCAGCCTTTATGGAGAGTCTTCCTAGCGATCCTGCTATTAGGAAGTTGTATGCCGCAGCGTTTGAAGACCTCGGCCCACGGCTTACTGTGCAGCAGACTGCTGCGCACAACGATTACAATACTGAGCAGACAGATAACAACTTCAAGTCTCTCATATCGAGTTCGTCGTACACAAATGCAGATCGTCCTAAGATTGATGGTAACAGCATTCTTGCTTTGTCTCCGGATGTGGTACGACCTACTGTAAAATATACGCCAGAAGACCTTGACATTCTTACTAGGACCATGCTTGGTGAAGCATCTGGTGAAGGGCCTACTGGACTGTCTGCTGTCGCGCACAACATCATTAATCGTACGATTGACGGTCGTTGGGGCAAGACAATTGCTGAGACAGCTAAGCAGCCTGCACAGTACAGCGCATGGAATGATATTAGCAATGGTGGAAATAATCTAGTCAATGCTGATCCTAACAGTGCAGCATACCAGAAGGCTAGGCAGATTGCACTTGATGTTCTATCTGGGCATGTTGTCGATGTAACTAATGGTGCCACGCATTATGTAGCTAAGGGTACAAAGCCTAATTGGTACGATACGTATTCGAAAGAATCCAATGGTGTAACTACTATCGGTAATCACGAATACATGGGCAAGGCTAAGAACCTTGGTGTAGGGACGTCCGAAAAGACCGGTGTACTTAATTTTACGCATCCGGATCAGACAGACATCGATGTAGATTTTGCATCACGGCTTACTAATACAGGTGTGCAACTTGGACGTAACCTGACCATTGATTCAGGCCATCGGGATGCCGAATACAACAAGAAGGTAGGCGGCGCCAAGGAAAGCATGCATGTCAAGGGCCAAGCCGTAGACATCGATATGAAGGGCATGACTGATGATGAACGCGCAAATCTTGTACGCACACTTAAGAACAATGGTGTCCGCAGGTTTGGCACGTATTCAAACCATAAGGACATGCTACATGTTGACATGTCGGATGCTAATGGGCCTAATCACTACATGTTCAATAAGTCGAAAGACTACATGGACAATGCGCCTGATTGGTTCAAGACTGTTGCTTCTGAACCTGTTGCTAATGGTACTAACATCGCAGCTAATGCGACCTCTGACTCCCAAGCGACGGCAGATGCTACGGGTATTCCTGTTGGGAAAGACGTAAGTGTAGCACAGACACAGACGCAAGACCTTATTCGAGGCATCAACATGCCTAATGATAAGAAGGCTGCATTTGTTGCTGATGAGCTTATTACTCAATTCAACTCAGGAAACACTCAGCTTTGGGATAACATTGGTGGTACAGCATTCTTGCGCGAGCTTGGTGCAACGCCGCAGCAGATCAGGCAGGTTGAGAACGCTAAGCAGGCATGGGATAAGGAACAGTCTAACAAGTTCAGCATGGAACGTGCTGAGTGGGAATCTAAGCTTCCTATTGAAGTGGCTACTGGAAAGAAGACTTTGGACGAAGCTAAAGCAGAAATCCAGTCTAAATACGATGGCAAGGCTATTGATGATCAGGCCGCAGAAGCACTAGTTGCACGCGTTGTTGCTGCAAATGTAAAAGAGGATAAGACGTACAACATGGACCCCGGTTTGCAAAGACATCTAGCTACCGTGTATTCCAATATTCGTACTGATCCTTCTACATACAATGCAGAATACGGTGATGCAGAAGTACGACGTCTCGCTGTTATCTACAAGGTTCCTGAACAGCAGCTTAAGCAAGACTTGGCTAAGGTATGGGCTACGGAAGAACAGTCTAAGAATGCGCTACTAGCTAAAGCTGAGCAGGAAGCAAATAAGGCGAAAACAAGGCAGGCTAAGGTTGATGAAGTATCTGCTGCACTAGCACAGGGGCAGGGTCTGGATAGCGTGACTGGTGACATTGATGGCATTCCTGCTAAACAATGGGCCATCAACAAGCGCAGAACAGAGCTAATGGATATTGGTTCTAAGACTGTGCAAACGCTGATGTCTCAAGGTATGTCGCAATCCGATGCTATTCGTGAGGCCGCCGCTACATCTGAAAAGGTGTTGTGGAAAGAACTTGTTCAGCAAGGTAATGTTGTAGATGATACTCTAGCAGGATCGATTACAGCAGCCGTATCAGGACAGTTTGTTGATAGTTCAGGCAAGGTTAATGCCTCAGCCCGTAATGCACTTGATACGTACATGCGCCTCAAGGAAATTGATCCTACAGGTGCGTATGCCTCTAAGTATGCTAAGACGGATTATGCTAGAAATATTCTTATGAATGCTGAACGTTTCTATGATGGATCGTATGATCTTGATACATCGATGCGGAAGGCGCATGAGTTTATGGCTAATGGTATAACCGATCCTCCGGACATTACTAAGACTGATGGTTTTCGTGCTAAGCTTAATATGGCTGTTTCGGACAAATGGTCAACGCTTATGGGTGATCCGGGTTGGTTCTCTAGGTCTAAGATCAGTGCACAGGACGAGAAGTATGCTAAGAACAATGAAGCGGTTATGAACCAGCTAAACTCAGCAATTACTAATCGTGCATGGGCATACTACGCCAAAGAACCGCAGAATGATCCAGAAGTTATTCTTAAGAAGGCTGCCCAAGACATCATGAACAATAGTTCTGTTGTTGGAGGAAACATTCTCATTAATAGAGAAGGTCAGCCTACACTAAAGACACAGATGGGTCTTGATGGTTATGGTAACGACGTACCTAGTGAAGCAATATCTGCTTGGGTTGCTGAGTATGGTGATGAGCGAGTACGTATCAAAAAGGCCACTGGTGTAGATAGTACAGGATGGGCTAAAGCTTGGGAAGACAGGCTGTCTGGCGGATGGTTCGACCCATCCGGTGGTCCTATTTGGCAACAGAGAAAGACAGCAGATTTCTATGCTACATGGGATCAGGACGCTGGCTATGTTACTATTCAGTTGTGGGAAGATGGTGAACGAAAGAACACTATCGACCCGTCTAAAGCTGCTGCACTAAATCCGTCTCTTAAAGAGATAGGAGAGTGGTATAGAAAGAAGCAGAAGGAACGTGACAGTTCAGGCTTCCAGCAATTCTACAAGGACATGTGGGGAACTACTATGGGTGATCCTAACATGGTGCATGATAGCGAAGACAACCCTAACAAATAAGGATTGGGCCATTAGGCCCTTTCCGCATCTTATAATTGGAGATTTATAATGGCTGAAATTACAGCAAAAGACTTGCTGCTGCAAAGCGCTGCAATACAAAGCAATCCCCGATTGCAAGCTGCGGCTGGTAACGATGAAGTTACCCCTATGGATACATTGACTACACCTATTGAGCAGCCTTCAAAGTCTATATCAGATATGGCAAACATCAACCCACTAGGCGTTGGTGGGGAAGTGTTCGATGAACGGTGGTACAAAGAACAAGACAGTATCCGCACAGAAGCGGAAGACAATGCATATATCCCAGGTGATGGGTTTATAAGTAATACAGCTAGGCAGTTTATGCATGGCGGCAATATTGCCGTTAACGTTGGAAAAGAACTGTATCGCAAGACACAAGCAGGTCCAACAGATTATGCATGGAATGAAGAAGCTGTGAATACATGGCTAGATCAACGTAAAGATAAGATTGCACCTGAACAGCGCTGGCGTTGGTTCGGTACGATCAACAATACAGAAGCAGAAATGCTACTAGCTGATTATACATCCGACAATAGGGCTGCACAGATCAACTCGTATCGTGGCGGCTTTGAGAACTTCGCTGCTGGTGCCCTTGCGGGCCTCGTGGACGTCGATGCGCCTATAACCTTCCTATCGGGCGGGCTGAGTGCTGGCGCTAAGCTAGGCATCAATGCCAGCCGAATTAGCCGCCTTCTAAGAGGAACCGTGGCTGGTGGGATCACCGGTCTAGGAATGGGCCAACTTGACTACATGGTCAATCCTAATAGCGATGCAGAGAGTGTTGCACTTATGGGATTAATGGGCGCTGGATTTGGTTTGGTTGGTGGTGGACTTGCTCATGGTAAGATACAAAAAGACGCTATTGATGATCTAGGTAATCAAGTTATAGATGGTGTGCAAACTCCGCGTACATCGGTAGATACACCTGCATTTGATTTCAAGAAAGCGGCACCCGTTGTAGATACTGATGCACCAACTCGTGCGCCAGAGGCATTTGATCCTGACAAGGTTGAATCAGATGTTCTTACAGGCGGTACATCGAGTGTTGGTGCTCAGAACCTTAACCCAACATACGACGGTCTAGGTATTAATTCTGTATCGAGCCCGGACTCTAAACAAGATATACTAGATGCTGTACAGTGGCGTACACAGAGTCAAGCTATGCGTGATTGGGATGATCCTACTGCGTGGATGAATGCTGGACTTTCTGAGGCTGCTGTGCGTAAAGCTATTAGGTTTCGTGAGTATGTGCAGAAGCTTGGTATTGGGACGGATTTCGATAAAGCTATGCGCTCTGGCCTTGCTACCCTTCAGAAGTTTGCAGTACATAATCTAGAAAGTCCGTCAGGAATCGCACGTGAGCAGGTTACTGGTGCTACGATGCGTGATGCGTACTTTAAAGAAATGTCTCACACGTTCAGGCCGTATCAAGATGCATTCCGAGAATACTGGGCCACAGAGCGTGGAGGTAAGTGGCTTAAAGTGCTTGCTGAACCTTGGGGAACTGGTAGTCGTAAAGCTAAACAGGACTTCAACGAGGAAGTTGTTAAAGAGCTTATGTCCCGTAGACTTGGTGGGGCAGGTACTACATCAAATGCAGCTAAGTTGGCTGCTGATGCAGTAGACGCTACATTCAAGAAAGAGCATGAAATAGGTAAAGGCATGCCGGGTGAAAACCCAATACAGGATTACGACACGTTTCAGTCTAGTCCGGGATACCTACCGCAACGTTGGTCTGGACGCAAACTGGCTGACATGCTTGACGATGCGGGACGTAGAGGTGGTGTAACTGCTAGAAATGCTATGAAGAAAAGGCTATACGAAGCAGTAGAGCATGAATATGCTATACAGGCTCCGCAATGGGACCCTCGCGTACGTGCTGCTGCGGCGCAAGCTGTCGTAGACCGTGCATTGGCCTCTCGACGTGGATTTCAGCACGATCTTATTGCGCTATTGCGTGGTGATGAGGCTGACTTCATCCGTGCAGCGATGATTAGAAATAATGTTCCTGCAAATGAAATAGATAGTGTTGTATTGTCGATTACTCAATCCAGAGAACAGAAAACTAAGCTAGGTCAAACGCAGCACAGGCAGGAAGTTGATTTCCGTGCAGTGTCTCCTAACGGCGTACGTCTTATGGACATGCTAGAAACAGACATTGAAATTTTAGTTGGTCGTCGTGCAACAAGTACAGCGGGTCTGGCTGCACTGGCACGTAATGGCTTCTCTAATAAGATTGACTTTGAACGGTGGAAAAAGTCTGTACTGGATGAGCAAGAGGCCAGGGGTAAGCGCGTCAAACGTCCAGGAAATGCAATGGACAAAGTAGATGATTTTGTTGATGATGAACCAGAAATAACGCCCGAATGGCTTGATGGTTTATACAGCTATTTCACAGGAATACGTCCTAATGCAGGTCAAGGTCTAGATGCACAAGTTCAGCGTCTTAAGAAAGTAACTCAACTTTCTACAATGAACCAACTTGGGCTAACATCTGTAGGGGAGTATGGCGCAGTTGCTGGTGCTGTAGGATGGAAGCGATTTGTCAAGCACGCAGGTGCAGACTTCATGAGCATGTTGACTAAAGTTGATAGTCCTATAGTACAAGAGCTAAAGCACTTCGCTGTGTTTGAGCGCGAAGAAGGATTATTCAATGCCCGCCTGCTTCATGATTTGGATATGAATCAAGACAAGGGACTGCTTAGTCAATTGGATGGCGTTCTAAACAAGGGTGTGGAATTGCAGGGTGTTATATCCGGCTTCTACGCTATCCGGGCTAGTCAACAAAGAATTGCTATTAGCGCGTTCACTGCTCGACTGTTCGAAGGCTTCCACGGGGCTGCTGATGGCTTCAATGCGCAACGTCTTAAGGATGTTGGTATTGATAATGCATTTATGAACCGAGTAATGCGCTTTGCACAGTTTGAACCCGATGGTTCTCTGCGTAAATTGAATATGGATCAATGGACACCAGAAGACGTACAACACTATCAACGTATTGCTTCTCGTGTTACTAACCAGCTTGTGCAGAAAGCAATGGCTGGGGAAAGTAATTGGGCATTCCATAGTTCAGGTCTTGCACAATTGTTCTTTCAGCTTAAGAGTTTCCCGCTACTGGCTATTAATAAGCAGTTCGTGCGCAATACGCGTATGGCGGATAAGCAAGCACTTATGACATTCTTCCACGGCCTTGTGCTATCTGGTGCAGCGTATGCTGCTAAGGAAGTTGTGAACGGTAGATCAGAAGACCTTACTGCGGAACGTATCGCACGAGGTGCGTTGAACTACTCGAACATGACTGGTTGGATACCTATGTTCGTTGATCCGGTGCTTGGAATGGCCGGGGCTGATGGATCATTGTCTGGTTATTCTAGTCATGGGACAGGCTCTGTTCTTGCGCTGCCTGCTGCATTGACGGTCGGTGATAGACTTCTACAGCTTCCGGGTGCGGCTGCAAAACTGTTACTATCTCCTACAGGTCTTACAGACTTCAAGAACAGTGACATCCGTATTCTTCAATCTATACCGCTCTTAGGCAATGCCTATGGTATTAACGGTATTCTCAACAACATGAAGGACTAGGGCGCAAGCTCTAGCCTTCGTATATGGAATAACAAGAAAGGAATTACATGGCTCTATCGCGTATCGTCTATACCGGTGACGGTGTGACCAACCAGTACGCAATTCCGTTCTCTCTCGGCTATATCCGTGAAGCAGACGTGACTTGCCGTGTAGGCGATGAAGTGGGTGGCCTTGGCGATCCTCTATACAGAGAACTAGAGTTCCTGTCTCCTACACTTGTAGAAATTCAGGGCGATGTGCCCGAAGATGGTGTAACCATTATATTCGATAGAACAGTCAGTAGAAATTCGCTGATCGTTGATTTCGCGGATGGGGACATCATGCATGAAGAGAATTTGAATACTGCACAGAAACAATCTATCATGCTTGTGCAGGAAGTTCTGGATGGGCGCTTCGAGACGCTGCAAAACGACATCAACATGGGTACGTTCAAGATCACCAACATGGGTGAACCGACTGCCGATAGTGATGCCGCTACAAAGAATTACGTGGATGATCGCATCGGATATATCGTCGGCTTCGCGTGGAACGGTGTGGATATCGTCGATCTGAGCACTGCACAGACGCTTGTCAACAAGACGCTTACCAGTCCTGTGATCACAGACATCTTGACTTCTGGTCAGCTACAGATCAGACCGTCTACTGCGATCAATATGGGTTTCGAACTCGGACAGCAGATCGGCGGAGTGCAGACTAATACGTACCTTGATCTCCATTGCGGTTCTACTGTTGTGGACTATGACGTACGTATCTCTGCACAGGGCGGTACAGGCGTAATCGGTGGCGCTGCACTGAACATTTCTGCCGGAGCGTTCAATCTGAATGGCAAGGCTATCCAGACTATCGACAACACCGCAGTTCTGTTCAACAAGAGCCTTGATCAGGGCACTACGTACTTTGTCGGCGCGGATACTACAAAGCGTCTTCGCATCGACATTAGTGCGTATCCTACTGCCACTACCCGTACTGCAACTGTTCCTAACGCGAACGGTGTGTTCATGTTCGAGGACAATACTGCGGTTATGTCCAATAAGACCACTGACGCATCGTGCCGTGCAGTTGCAAACCCGAGCCCCGTATCTGGCACACTGCTCGGTGCACCGGCTCAGGACTCGTGGGTTGCGCAGTATTTCAAGCGTGTCGGTAGCGTTGATCTCGAGTCACTTACTAACTTCCCTCTGGGAACCATTCTGATCGCACACATTGTCATCGGTGGTGGCGGTACAGGCGATCGTGGTGACACGCTAGTTGCGAAGCGCTCCAATGCCAACACCGTGCAGTACAATACCGGCCCGTCTGCGGAAGGCGCTGTACTGACTGGTACGTGGGTGCATCGTGGACGAGGTGTTGTTCCTTGGCCAGAGGCACACATAATTCTGATTGAAAGGGTGGCATAATGGCTACTGTACGGATTAAGTCCGTCCAACCCGAGGAAGGTACGGAAACGTACCTGATCCTCATGGAAGACCCGGATACCGGAAAGGAGTACTACTACGCGTGGAATGCTTCCGACCCGTATGCGAGCCCAGATGTCGAGGCTCTTCTGAGTGCGTGGCTCCTTAACCCGGAGAATACGTACGAGCCTACGATGTTGCAGAACCCGCCCGCCGAGGGCACGGAGTAACTACAATGAAGGAGACTGTTATTATGCGGGTGATTGACAGCCTGACTACATATGTAGTTGCGTTGTTCACACTGCTGTTCGCCAGTATCCTTGCACATGCATATGCCATCATGACGATTGGTGGTCTCATCCTCTTGCTGCTTAGGCTGTACGTTGATGGTTCTAAAGCATGGAAGACATGGAAAGGTGACAGCGATGTCAAGAGAGGCAGCTAGCGAGGACAGCCTTGGTAAACTTCACAGTAAGGTTGCCAAGGTAATGACCAATGCTCTCGATGTATTCGAGACTGCTCAGGACCGCTATCTGGAAGACCCGGAGAGTGTAGAAATTGTACCGGAAGTAAGCGCTAGCTTGCTCGGTGTGATCACTAAATTCCTGAGTGATAATAAGATCAGTTGTGTGTCTAGCGAAAGCGAGCAGATGTCTGATCTAGAAGCACGCTTGAAGAACAAGCGTAAGCGGGTGGGCAATGTTGTCCATCTGCACAACGACGAGTAGTCGTTAAAGGCTAGCACTATTGTTATGGAATAAGACTCCAATACTGTGCTAGCTCATTAACTACTAAGGAGGTGACTACGTGGCGACCGAAAGGGAAACTGCTGAACAAGCAGAACTACGCTGGCGCGACCTCGAACTGCTACAAGAACATTATGCTGAATTTGATACATTCCTTGTGGATGTTATCGAAGAGCTTATGGGCTTTACATGTACTGAAATCCAGATCGATATTGGTCAGTGGGTTGCGCATGGACCGCAGTATCGAATGGTACAGGCTCAGCGTGGTCAGGCTAAGACTACTATTACAGCAGCGTATGCTGTCTGGAGACTAATACACGATCCTACTACACGCGTGCTGATTATATCGGCAGGTTCAGATATGGCTGTTGAAATTGCGAACTGGATTATCCAGATCATCAACGGTATGCCTGAGCTAGAGTGTCTTAGACCGGATCGAAGTGCGGGAGACCGTGCATCAGTTACTGCATTCGATGTGCATTACAGCTTGAAGGGACCAGAGAAATCTGCGTCTATTACTTCAATCGGTATTACATCGAATATGCAGGGTAAACGTGCTGACCTATTGATTGCGGATGACATCGAGTCTCAGAAGAACTCTCAGACGGCTGTACAGCGTGATCGTATTAAGCATCTTACACTGGACTTTACCTCTATTTGCTCTACCGGAGACATTATCTGGTTGGGTACGCCTCAGTCAATCGATAGCGTGTACAATGGTCTTCCAGGTCGTGGTACTAGCATTCGTGTGTGGCCGGGACGGTATCCTACTAAGCAGGAAATGGCGAACTATGACGGTTATCTGGCTCCATTGATCAAGCGTCGTATCGATGCTGATCCTTCACTACAATCTGGTGGAGGTATGATCGGTGATAGAGGACAGGCAGTTGATCCTGTTCTGTTGCCGGAGGATGTGCTCCTTAAGAAAGAAATGGACCAAGGTAAGGCTTATTTCGATCTACAGCACATGCTAAGCACTAAGCTGTCAGATGCAGACCGGTTCCCTCTTAAATTGAGTGATATCCGGTTCATGGGTTTCGATCTGGAAGAAAAGAAAGCTGCTATGGAGCTTACATTCTTCAGGACCGATGAACACATTATTCCTATGCCAGCAGGGCATGATCTAAAGGACCGTATCTACCGCGTTGCGGAAGCTAAGGAAGTTGGATCGATTACCGGATGGCATATGTACGTAGACCCCACGGGTGGTGGTGCTAACGGCGACGAACTGGCGTATGGCGTGACAGGACTTTGCGCAGGCAGGGTATTGGCTGCTGACGCCGGTGGTCGTCCGGGCGGACTTGGAGAGGCTGCTGTCGATTGGATGACAGAGAAAGCCTTGAAATGGAAGCCTAAGACTATCGCTATTGAAAAGAACTACGGTAACGGCGCCTTTGCGGCTGTCTGGCTACCGAAACTGAAAGCTGCTTTTGACAAGCTGCACATCCCGCATCCCGGTATCGAGGAAGTGTGGGAAGCTGGTCAGAAGGAGTTACGCATCATCGACGTACTAGAACCTATGATAGGTGCTGGTAAGTTCATTATGTATGAAGGTTTGATACAGTCCGATTGGGATCAGTGTCAGCACTATCCTATGGAGAAGCGTAAGACGTATTCACTGCTCTGGCAGATGGCACGTATTACAAAGGACAGGGATAGCCTAATTCATGATGACCGGTTGGATGCTGTGGCTGGCTCTGCCCGTTATTGGGTAGATGCACTGAGTCAAGATACACAGAAAGCTATCGCAAAGGCTAAGAACGAGGCATACAAGAAGCTAATGGAGAACCCATTGGGTAATGGTAGGCCCTTGCCCGGACACGATACCTATAATGTATATCATAACGCCCTACAAAAGCACGGACTGCAAGATACAGGAAGACTGTCGTCTCTCAGAACCGGCTTTACATTTAACAGGAGATAACATGACCGAGACCATTAATCCGCCCTTTGATCCTAAGATCGAGACGGTGTCTTATAATATGATCAAGGAGTATACTGCTAAGGCGGTTGCTAATCCCGCACTCCTAGAGTTCCCACAGGATAAGTGGGGATTCACATCAGGAATTAAGAAGGAAGTGCTTAAGGCTGCTAGCACCATTCGTGGTGCACAGGATAAGCATGACCTAGTTATCGCGGTGCTTGCTGTGCTTATTCAACATATTAAGCTACGGAAAGCATCAGATGAAGAGCTGCAAGCTGAACGCATTCGGCGTCAAGCGGAAGCAGCCGAGAGGCGCTCTGGTAACAGGGTGCAGGCAGCAGTAGCTGCTGTATAAAAGGAGAACCAAATGGCTAAACTTGTGTTCCCTCGCGTGGCAGCCCCATACCGGGGTTTCGTTGGGGAAGTTCGAGGTTGGATGAACCGAATTGCAACTTGGTCGGATCGTGTAGATGCGACTGGTAAGGCACTCATGGTCCAGCAGCTTCTGCCACTGGCTGTAAAGCTTGGTGGTTACATCTTTACTCTTGGTGCCGTGTCTATTCGAGATTACCTCGGTGTTGCGTATAATCCTGTTCGGACTGGTACACTGCAAGCTGACGGCACTATCCGACTGTTCAGTACTGATCTCCCGCTCAGGAGTGGCACTAAGGTGCTTATGCCTGCTGCTACCGGATCGTACACTAACGGTTATACCTTCACCATCGTAAACGGCGCTATTACTGCCGTCGTTGCCAGCTAATATAAAGGAGATTTAAAATGGCTGCTGTTGTTCCTAATGTCAAGGGTGATACTAAGCTCCCTTACTCTGCCGGTAAGTCCCGTCAGTCTTTCTTTGAGCATCCGGGTGAACCCCGTCTTCGCTATGTGAAGTTCCGCAATGTTACTGCGAACAAGACCTTCACTCTTCCTGCAAACTGCTTCATTAAGGGTGATGCTATCATCGGCAATGAATCGGGTAACACTCAGGCTGTTATCACCATTGGCACCTCGGCTGCTGGTACGCAGATCAGTGCAGGTGCTACTGTCGCTACTCTTACCACTCAGGAAGTTACTCTCACCAAGACCGCTATCACTCGTGCAGATCGCACGATCTATGTGGAATCTGCTGCATGGCAGACTGGCGTGAGCATTGCTATTCCTGTGTACGAAGTACCGACGATCCCGACCACGCTCGCCCTGAGCTAATCGGCCAGAATAGACCGCTGGGAGGGCTTAGGCTCTCCCGGCTATGTTGACCCATCCCTAGTCGCTAAAGCTCGTGAGCGCCTGCGGCTGTGTCAACCTGCCCTACTCCACGAAAGGATATCATATGGGTTTTAAACAACCACGCCTTGGGCGGAGGTCTTCAAACGCTGCGGCATACAACTTCCTAATAGCAGGATCGCTAGGAAGACTCTCCATAAAGGCTGCACGCTTCTGCATCATCAGCTTGTTGTATTCAGTCGGGTCCATAGTGCGA